GTTCCTGCTAATTTTCCCCATTGTGCTTTATTTTCATCGTACTTCTCTTGTTCTCCTTCAGCTTTTCTTTGCATTTGTTCGAAAGGTAGAGGTACAAATTGGCTAACATACGTTTGTTGATGTTGAGCAACTAATGGAGTTTCAAATCTATTAACTGGCATAATCTTATATTTTTATTCAACAATTTTTCCGTCTTTATCTATTATTACGGTACTTCCGGTAGATTTTCTAAAAACAAATCTTCCGGTAGGTTTTCCATCTGAACCTAATTCTGGTTTCATATTTTCAGTACCCAAATACTTAAATCTCGTTTTTTCCATTTGATAATCTTTATTATCTCTTTGGATCATATAATTACGTTGCTCTGAAATATCTCCTATTTGTGCAGTTTCTTGAGCTGCCGCATTTATATAATTTTGTCTCATAGCTCTATTTTGAGCGTCTTGAGTATCGTATTGTAAAGCTAGACCTAAATTAGATTGAGCTGCTTGCATTCTATTTGCGGCATTATATTTCTGCATTTCATCTGAACGTTGTGCCTCTCTTTCATTAACTTCTTCCATTTTACCTAAATATCTTCCTCCTATTTGTCCCATATAGGATTGTTGCTGCCCAGTACTTAAGCCTTTGCCTCTAAGTGATTCTTTTTCAGCATTCCTTTCTTCTATTATAGCGTTACGAATAGCATAAGATCTATCAATAGATTGTAATGTTTCGGGAGTATAATAACGTCTAGTACTCTTTTCTGGAGTTTTAGTTCCTTGGATTATATTATTTAAAACATTTGTATATTTCAAAGGATTTTCATTTTCTTCTATAATTGGAACTTCTAATTCAGATTCTGTAGGTTTTTTTGGTATTTTGGCAACAGAATTTTGAATAGGATTAACTATTTCCTCAATCTTTTCATCCCGTATAGGACCATTTCCTCCTGTAGTCTGTTCTATTTTATTATAGTCACCTAAAGGATTTTGAGTTAATTCGTTTACTTTTATGTTATATTTATTTTTACCTAGCCCTCGTTTTCCTCTTTCGTATTCTCTGTAACCATAATCAGAATCGGTTGGTTTACTAGCAGCTTCTTTGTCTAACCAGTCTTTAGCTCTTTTATCTCCAGATAATTTATATTTACGAATATTTTCCATTACTTTTTTATATTTATCAGGACTTTTTTGTGTATCGAAAACTATATCGCTTTTGTTCATCATTACTTTCATTCCTCCATTTTCATGACTAGGTTGTCCATTAGCTATGTTTTTTATATTGTAATTCTTATCCACATGGATTTCACCAAATCCTGTTTTTTCATTTCCTTCTATTTCTGCCAATTCAGATTCCGAAGAAACTACTCCATTTCTAGCTTGAATAGGTACCATATTTTCATTTTGTACCATTCTACCTGAAAGATTAGATACATATTTATTATATGATTGAGCAGCATCTAATTGTTGCCTTTCTACATTTCTGGAAGCTATTTGTCCTCCTAGTCCTGCAACAAGTCCTACTCCTGCCCCAACTCCTGTCCCAATAGGTCCAAATGTAGAACCTAGCTGTGCTCCCATAGCAGCAGTGTTGCTAGCCCCAAGAACTACATCCAAATTACTTCTCGGAGATGTTTCCTCTGTTTTTTGGATTCCAAATATATTATTCGAATTATACATAACTATCTGATATTTGCGCTAAAGATAATACTTATTAGTTTTAATACAAAATTATAATTTAAACTGTTATCATAGGTGAATCTAAAATGAGCATATTGACCTTTTATTCTAGGAGCTTTTATTAGTTTATCAGGTGCTTGATCTTGTTGAATATTATTAATATCATCTATTTCAAATCCTGTATCCAAAATCGCATCTCTTGGTACTGCTATTCTATATTCTTCATTTTTATATTTAATAAATTTCTCTCCATTTTCAGGAAATTGTAAATACTTAGTAGGAAATGTCAAGTTATACACCCCACTATTCGCTCTATCTGTATATACTTGTAATTTAGCAAAGTTATCATTTTTTATCCTAATCTTACCGTCGTCAGAACTTGAATTTATAATAATGTTTTCAAATACTTTATTATCCATTTCTTTTGAACATACTATTTCTAATACAGAATCTTTTCTTTCAATATCATCCATATACAAACCTTTTTCTCCTATGTTCATTTCATACAAACTTCCATCTTTTTGAAATAGACTTCTATTATCAAAAGAGATATATACTTGAGGCTGGTAAGTATGAAAACTATACCATTTATCTAATATTGTAGAATATGATATAGTAAATGAATTATGTTTAGTTATCCATATTCTATGAAGTCTATAATCAAATCCTGTACAAATTCCTTTTCCTATAAACGGATTATCCATATTAGATTCTCCATAATTCAATATTCCGGAATAATTAAATTCATTTCCAAACTTAATTATATCTTCAGGAAGAGTATTTTGAAAGAAAGTACTCATTCCTAAAGATAAATCTTTTAAATAAGGACTTTTATCTAAAGCTAACAAAAATATTTTCCCTTGTAATATATCCGGGAAAACATATCCTATTTCTGTATGAGAGCCTCCAAATTGAGATATTGTTCCTCCATACCCTCCTTTTGTAGTCATTACTTCTTGAGAAGGTCTTGCAAATAAATTTCCTGTCCCTAATACTATATCTGAAACATTGCCCCCTTGTAATGTGGCAGCTTGCTCAGCGTATGTAGCCCATAAACTTTTTGGAGTATGCATAAATAACGTATCATAAGCTACAAATGTATCCCATATGGGTCCGGTGTTAGCGGGAAGGTCATAGTAATTACTTTGTAATATACTTCTATATGAATCTAGTGTATCATCATTAGAGGCTTTTTCAGACCATATCGTTCTATTCTCGAACTTATTTATCACTTGTGTTGTAGAATCCTTTGTAAAGAACGTTCTGACATTATTTTCATAAGAATACTGAGTGTTATATGCATTAATTTCTCCTAAATAAGGAAAGAAATTCATCAGCATAGTTCCTAAATCTAAAGTATTTGGAAAATAATCCTGTTTTTCATCAGTAATAGGATCTCCTCCAGTAGGATATTCTGTAGGTGTTATTGGTTTATGACGATAATATGTATTTATTTCAGACTCAACAAAGAAATAGAAACAAGATCTAAAATCCCAACCACAAGCTTTTCCGGGAGTATTCCCCTCCCCTTCTCCTCCTATAGTTATTCTATCTATATTTCCATATCCTCTTTCTTCGTGAGAAGAACATAGAAAAGGTCTATTAGTAGCAGCCCCTCCTTTTCTGTCAAACGGAAAATAATTTATAAGATTTCCTGTATTTACAGAATATTTAGTTATAAAAGTATCTCCTCCAAAAATGCTATTAAAAGTAGTTTGTTCAGAGTATAAATTTCTACTAATAGGAATATATTCTTTACCTCCTATGTTTCCATATTGGTTTGAAATATTTTTAACAATATTGTATAAATAGTTATTTAAAGTACCTGAAACAGCATCTCCTCCATTAATAAATTCAATACTACCTGAATGACTATATCCTGAAGGTCCTAATCCTCCAGCCATTAATAAATCAGCATCATTTACTATTTTAAATTTACTTCCTCCTTGTTCAGGTAGATTGTTATCTAAAGCAAGTTCTAACCCTCCTTGTGTCCAACGAGTACAAGTTTTAAGTCCTAAATTTGAATCTTCCAAAGCTGCTATTCTTAATTTATTAGCTTGAGCATACCTTGCTTTATTAATAGTTAACGCATCTGAAGGAAGAGTTTCTATTGAAAAAGAATTATAATCTTGATAATAGTCAGCATACATATAGTATTTTAAATAATCAATTCCTTTTGTTGGGGTAGATTCACGTCTCCATATATCGTGATCAAAATTTATTCTTTTAAAATTACCAGTTAATTTCATAACCGGTTTTATAGTTTGCTCTAATAAAGTTGCGGAATCTGGTTTAAATCCTGTTAATAAATTAGTTTCCGGAGAATGAAAAAACCCTCTATTGTTTAAAATATCTGTAGCATGTTTCCAGCCATTAGCATAAGTAGCACCTTCTTCAGGAGGATGTTGTTCATGATATTCTGTATCAAATCCGGGATATGCAATTCCTGAATTTGTATGTGCTCCAGAAACACTAAAGAAATCTCCTGTATATTCAATCTTTTCCAAGTTATTAAAGAAAGGCATTTCAGTAGCAAAATATCCATCTAGTATATCTTCTCCTTTATATCCGTTTGTTAATAATTCTCCATCTACTTCACCATTATTCGTAAATTTATCTGCAGAAATAACACATCTATTTATACATCCTTGCGCTACTATACTTTTATTATTTTCTGTACGTCGTTCTCGTACAAACACTACTTCTGCAATATCGTTTTTAATAGCTTCAGGGAAATCTGTAACTAAATTAAAATTTAATCCCAACATTCTGATATATGTAACTCCTTCTCTTTGATAAAAGTGGGGTTCATTTATCAATTCGGGCATATAATGATGACGTATGTTTCTAAATAATCCTGTAACCCCTTTAGAATCTTTATCATCTCCATCTAAATTTCCCGGATAATTCTGTCCTTGAGGATATTGTTGATCTGATACATATGTTCCTACAGTTTTAGATGATATAGGAGAAATTGTACTGAAATAATCATCCCACTCTGTAGATTCATTTTTTCCTAATTGTAGTCCATACTCTTTATTTCCGGGAATATGATATGTATAACTTGTTGTTCCATCTTTAAATAATAAAAAGAACCCTAAAGAATATACTTCTCCTCTTCTATATGACTTTTTCTCGAAATCTATATTCTCATTTATATAATCTGTAAAATCAGATTCTGCTGAAGAACTATTATAACTTGAAGCTCGTATTATTTTATAAGATGCTCCTGTATAATAAGATTCTACAAGGGTTTCATCAGATATAGGACTTGTTATAGAGATAGAGTCTATATCTTGTATTATGAATCTATATTCAGGTATTCCTAAAGAAATTGTATTTTCATCAACAACAACTGACGATAAAGCCATAGTTGAAACTGCTGTATTAGCTCCATAAAAATCTCCATTAGTAATAGTAGAATCTATAGAAGTTGAAGTTATATAACTGTCGTTAGCCAAAATATTTCTATCTGCCCATGCAAAAATAATATCTGTAGTTTTAGTATCTCCTATTACAGTATGAGAACCTCTTATTGCATAAAAAGGAACTTCTGATTTTCCATATCTTATTGATTTATAATTTATAGAATCTAGTAAATTGAATACTGTTTCAGTCTGTGTAGTTCCTATTTGTACATCATACGAACCTACAACCGGAATTCCTGTAATAAATGTGAAGGTATACTCTGTAGAATCATAACTTGTAATTTTTATAGTATCTCCGGCTTGTATCTTATGAGTCAAATCTTCAGTAATTGTTATTTTTGCGATGGCGTTATTTCCTAATGTTTTAACGGTATAATTATTTACGTCATTTCCTGTTGTAGGATCTACGTTTTTATTCATATTTATACCTATTCCGTAGGCAAATTTTCCAGAACTTGTAGTCAAAGGAATTCTATAAGGATTCCCTAACATTGTAAATCCAGTATTTTCAGAAATGTAATTGTCACCTCTTCCGTTAAATACATGTTCTTCAATTTGATAGGAAACTTTTATGTTATTTGCTACTTTTTGTAAATCTGAATCAAACGAAGATCTTGATGATAAATTGGATAAAAATAAAGTATTATTTTTTTGTTCTATACATTTAGCTCTATTATAAGTAATAGGGAGTTTTCGTAACTGTTCTCTTGTCAAATTAATAGATTCTTCAGTATTAGGTCCTGTATAAGTAAATACTAATGACTCTGATGTAATAGGGATTCTACCACAAATAGTAGCACCAAATACAGATTGTGAACCTTGATAATAAATAGATATTATTTCTAATTCTTTATATTTAATATCTACATTTTCTAGTTTTAATATTATATTTTTTGGAACAATTCCTTCTTCATAAAAATTACCATGATAATTATTTACCCCTACTCCTTTATTTGGAATTACCATAGGAATAGGATCACAAGGAATTCCGAAATCAGTATATCCTCCGCCATCTGTTACATAGCGGGTAATAAATTGAACTATTCCGGGTCTTATAGTACTTGCAGAATTTTCTTTAATTTCTGATATTGAAATTAAAGGAAATGATTGCGTTGCAACTAATCCTATAGAATCTTTAACATTACCTACTTTCGGAGGATTGTCCAAATCTATAAACCCAAAAGGATTATAATTATCTGTAAAATATAATCTTCTACTACCATTTATTAATTTTCTAGCAATACAATCTACTGGATAATTTAAGTCAAATCCTAATTCTGAGTTGTTTTCAGGAACAGTATCTAATGCAGAATCATATGGAGCTATGGGAACATAACCATCACCTACTCCATTTTGTTTTATGATTCCTACTTGAGAATACCCTGCTTCATGTGCAAGGACTACTATTATTTCATCATATAATATAGTATATCCGATAACATTAAATCCTGCCGGAAATATTACATTATCAAGCAAAACAGTTCCGTTTTCATTTATAGCGGAGGCTATATTACCATCTTTAGACAAAGGTACAAAATTCAACATATATCTAACAGACTGATCCGGTTGAGATATAGGGTTGAAATCTTGATTCATTCCTCCTGTAAATCTATTTATGTCGATTTTTTCTCCCATTATTTATCTAATTTTATACTATCTTGTTTTCCTGAAGGTCCAAATAATTGTAAATCAAAATCAGGATTATTTACTAATCTTAACCAGTTGTTTTTAATTCTAATCAATCCTTCTAAATCAGGCATATTTGCATTGGCTCTTGCTTGTCCACAGTATCTATACCACATAGCTTGACAATAATCAAATTTTTGTAATGTAGGATTTGCTAATAATGTAGGATTTCTCATACATAATTGCATAGCAACTTTCCAAAATAAAGCGTCTCTAAAAGAAACATCATCAGGAACCATAGGAAATCCTCTCTCATCTACAGGCATAGCTAAGTATTGAAGACTTAAAATACCGTATCTAAAAGAAGTAGTAACTTTATTAAAATTGATATTATAATCAACATCTGTAAATTTGTTAGCTTGTACATCTCCTATTAAATTATTATTAAAAGATAGATTACTTATTCCAGTATTTACCTCCTCATTACTAGATAATCCTGCTACATCTATTATATGAAATTTATCATAAGCAGGTATTTTACTCCAATCTATGCCTAGTTTTTGTAGAGCTAAAGCTAAACTTCCTCCATAAAATCCTCCTGAACTAGGAGTTGGAATTTCCCATCTATTTAAAAGTCTAATAGATTTATAAAAATCACAAGGCAACATTCCTTCATATTCATCTATGATTATGTTACATTCTTTTTCTTGAAACTGATAATATGAACCAATATGTTCAAGTCCATCAGCTATCCATTCGACAAAATCCTGATAAGGAACTTCATCTATACCTAAACCTAAATCTTTTACGATTCGAGCTATTACTCTATCTATAGAATCTAATTTATAAATCATTGTTAAATCGTTTGAAATGTGAAATACTTTCTATGATTATTATCCTGTCTAAAATGCTTAGATAATGTTCTCGCATTTTTTCTTGATGGAGTAAAAGAATAGTATATTAAATTAGTTATAAGATTATTTCTCTTAGACCATTTCCATCTACAACACCATTCGTCTGTTTCATGATTTATATGATATACTTTCTTTTTTAATCTTTTACTTTCTGCCAAATCTATAGGAGGATTTTTCCAACTTATTTTAAATTTCTTTACCCAAATCGTACCCATACTAAAAGGTAGTTTAACTCCAGAAGGTTTATTCATAGCTTCCTCCATTAACATCTTGTTAAAGTCTTGGCATATATCTATATACATTTTCTTTAAGACTTTATTTTTGTCATTTTCATACTTTTTCCTATAGAATGTGTATGCTTGCATTAAACTATATCCTTTTTTTACTGTAGGCATAATTACTGGGGTTGATTATCATGAGCATCTGCTACTTGACTCATACTATTATTACTTGTGTCAGGAGCTAATGCTAATAAGGTTTTTAATTCAGTTTGTAATATAAGTTTCACCAATGTATCAACATAATGTTGAGGCATAGGGTATTCAAAATCATATGTTTCAAAACAAGTTTCATTATTCAAATTGCAATCACAGGTTCTAAATTTAATAGCTTCTAATGGTTTTTCAAATATACCTTGAATATTTATCCATTCTAACATTACTGTAGGAGGATTTACAATATATAAATAACCATTTTGGTAATACCATATTGGTTCTTTTCTTGTCCATTTTTCAGCATATTTCCATTGTACAGCATTTACATTATATCTTTGAAATGATTTTCCATTTAATAAGCCCACATAGGTAATATTTATTTTTTGGAACGTCTCTAGTGGTTTTGGAATTTTATTTTTAGTCCTTAATATACAAATATCTTTTGAACCATCACAATAACTACATTCATTTTTGTCTGCTTGTATTAATTGTACTTTTCCTAAGTTTTGAATATATAATTCTGTATTAAATCTTCCTTTATCTTGATCTTGTTTTACTAATCTTGCTCTATAATAATCTACTATAAAAGCCATTTGAGAAATTGATAAATCAAGATCATCCGATAAAATACCTCCGGCTAGTAAGTTCTTTATATTATATATTATCTCAGATTGTAACATAAAAATAATTTTTTTGTAAATATAAATAAAATTATATAAAAAAAGGAACTATTTCTAGTTCCTTTTTGTAATTAACTTTTAAACGGTGACTATGTCAATGTTGTAAGAGCGGGGAACCCTACTGCGATTGACAAGTATCCATTCAACACATCAATAAAGTTAGTTGAAGTAGTTGTTGGATTTGAACCTACTGTACCTTGAGTTGTACTAGAAGGTATATAAATTTCAGTTTGTAAAGGTGCACGATAAGTATCTTGGAAATCTCCATTCATTATTTCAGCATGAGTGATTACAATAGAACCATACGTTTTAGTAGGATCTACATTATTATCAATACGAATGTCGAAATAACGTCTACGAGACATATCTCCTAAATAACCTTTAGCGTTGTGTTCTGCTTGTGCTACTTGTTTCCAATATCCATTTCCGGGATTAGCTTGTGTTTTAGTTACATCCGCTGTAAATACTGTATCTACAGAACTAAAAGAAGCTTCAAATACAACCCATTCATATTCATCAATAGGTTCATTAGCTGCACGAGACAAACGTGAAGTTTGTGGAAGTCCTGTTAACATAAGTCCCCAATTAGTGATAGTAGCTACTGTACCTGTGTTTGCATCGCCTGCTGAGATTGTTTCAGATACTCCTGTGTATGCAATATCAAGTGTAATACTTGTTGTTGAAGGAACTGTAGCTACAACATAATCTATACCTTGGATACGTATAGGATTACCTGCAGTTAGACCGTGAGCATTAGCAAAAGTTGCAAGAGTTGAACCTTTTGTTACTGTAATGTCTATACCTGTAGTAAAGGTAGTAACTGTACCATCGTTAGTACGATCTAATTGCAATAAAGTACCTTGGAAGTTATGCCCAAAATTCTTTGTATAGAATTGCTTCATAAAATCAAGCGCTAAATCTTCTTGAGAACCGTTAGCGATAGAGAAGAAGTCGATTAGCGTTGGTTTTTCACCAAAGATACGATTTTGATCTTTAATTAAGATACGAAGATGATACTGAGTATCGGCAGTCGCTTCGATATCCGGTCCTATCAGCCTCACTGCCTGAACAGGTGCAACGTAGTTATGTTTCACATAGTTCGAGACAGTGTTGCCTTGGATAGGAGAAGAAAGAACCGCTTCGCCATCGGCGATACCCATTGCGATATAAACCTTCGCATATTTTGGAATTACTTTTGATGCACTAGCATTTGCAAGTACATTACCTGATTCATCGACCAAAAGTAAGTCTCCTTTTTTGATTGTCTGTAAAGTACCGCTACCAGTGTTTGCACCAGATCCTACGAATACTCTATTTACTTTTTTGTACATAGTTGTAGATTTTATTGATTATTAACTTATTTACTTTTTCATTATTCAGATTTATTTTCGTTTAGTATTACTTGAGACTGTGTTCTTTGAGAACCTAAATTTTCTAAAGCTATAGAAGCAGCAGCTTGAACTATTTCTTTATGCATATGTTCACTAAGTTCACATCCTTGAGAGTCACTATCAGAATATGTTCCTAAATTCATTTGTTTCGGAAACTTGATAAAGGTAAGAAGAAAATCATTAACTTTTCCATCTCCTGCACAAATATATATATCTCCTTCTTCAAAATACATTACAGGATAATCAGTTCTTGGTTTATTAAACGGATCCTTTAATATAATTTCAAAGTTATTTTGTTGTATAAGTCTTACGAATTGATATTTATCTCCGCAAGAATTTCCAACATTTGCTGTAGCCTGCACAAAGAACATATATTCTTCGTTAGTAGCTTTATTTCTATTAGGGACCCCTACTTCCCATTCATCATTCAAATCTGCATATACAGGTTCGTCTCTAGGAATGGACACTCTCGGTGTCACAGAAGTATTCCAATCAACTTCGAAAGCATACATTGTAGACAAGTCTACTCGATATGTGTTTTCAGTTGATATCGCCCCCCATTGAGGATTTGCGGAATCATTAACTTTAGTAACCTTACAGAACCTAGATATTACTAGGTTCTTTAGGTCATCTATACGTTTTTGATTTTCTTCAAATCCTTTTCGATATGTATTCTTTCCGCTATAACGTTGTTTGATTATACGCATTTGTGCCTCGTTTAGATAAAAATCTTTTTCCCAAGGTTCTAATTCCTGATAGGAAGATGAAGATATTTTATCTAAAGTAATATCAAACTCATTATGCATTTCTTCTATTGTCATATCCTAATTTTTTTCTTTTTTATAAGCTTCATATGCTTTTTTTAATCCAATAAATACATTTTGGTTTTCTTTATCTAACAAGAAGTCTATCGCCTCGTCTAAACCTTTACCTAAATAAATATCTCCAAAATAAAGCGGCATATTAAAGCCTGTGCCTATTACTCCTTTTCTTATAATTCCTGCTCGTATAGTTTTTATAATCCAAACTTTATCTTTGAATTTTTCATCTCCTAATACGTCTAGGAATTTTTCAGGATCTTTTTCAAGAAGTTCTCCTAAAGTATTTTTACAGATTTCTAAGTCTGTATCATCTGCTTCTTTTCCAAACATATACAAAGCATCAACTACTTCAGTATTTGTAAGCACTGCAAATTTAGCATAAGCATTAGCGATAATTTCTCTTTTACTATTTTTATTCTTAGCTGCAGCTCCGTCAGTATACATTACATATTGAGCTTTAGAATTAGTAGCTGCTTCTTCTGGTGAAGTAGCAACTTCAGGATCTGCTTTTAACACATAATACTTTAAGTTGTCCATCGGATTATGTGTATTCAAAGTCAATCCTTCTTCCGGAATAATTATTGAAAAGTTTTCCCAAAATGGTTTAGAAGCTGCTAAACTATCTTCTTCCAATGCTAAATCTTTTTCAAACTTCTTTTCAAGTTCTTTATTTAAACCTGTTCTTAACATACCTGTCACATGATCTAATGCAGGTACAAATTTATCATTACAATTTTCATACTTGTCCCTGAATCTACCGGTTTTACGGTCAATAATTCCCCAAGTTTTGTTTCTTTCTAATCTTTTAACATTTACTATCATATCATTCTTCTTTAAAGTTCCTATCCTTTATATTTATAAAGGAGAGAAGGTGTCCCTACCTCCTCTCCAGTTTATTCTAGTTAACACGTAGAATTAATTCTCCACATGATGTTGGGTCTTGTACACGAATACCTACTTGAGCTAAGAAGTGAACTTCGTATCCATCAATACCGCTTGAACGTTGTGTATTGATTGAATTAGCTACTCCACCGTAAGGATCTGTTGAACCTGCAACGTGCCACATTGACATTTCAGAATCCTTCATAGCTACCTTTTGAATATTATTTTTACCATCTTTTCTACCGAAGTTTAAGATAGTGAAACGATATGATTCTACAGGTTTTTGAGTAATCGGGTGTAATTTTCTATTACGAGTAATATCATCGTAAGGAGCAAATTCTTTTACAGTAAGTTCAACACCATTTAAGAAAGTGACTGTTTTAAAGTAACCTGTAAATCCAAGTTCGTCCCCTTTACCGGTAACGAAAGTACCTGCAGTAGTTACTGTAATGTTATTACCTCTTGCATGATTTTTAATAGCATTATCAAATTCTCTCATACCCATTTTACCGGTAAGAGCCACAAACTTATGATTACCTCCCCATTTAGAAGCTGCATAAGATAAATCTAGTAAGAATTCATCTAAAATTTCATAAGTAAGTTTTGTATAGTAACGAATATTTGCAGGAGAAATTTGTTCACGGAAACCTGCTCCGATATATACCGGACGTTTGTTTTCGCCTTGTAAAGTTATTTCACCTTTAGCATCTTTGTTATATTGAGAGTAGATGAATGAACGGTCGATTTCACGATACCATTGTGCCATAGCTGTCCATTCAGCAAGTTTGGTCCAAAGTTTAGTTGATTGAGAACCATCAGGCGAGAATAATTCGATAATCATTACAGCTTTAGCTGCTTCACGAGTTACTTTATATGTTTTACGTAAAGTAGTAAGATGATTTCTTAATTTATAAGGGGTTGAATATCCGTGTCCACCACCTTTATTAGAGTATTCTTCTACTGCTGACCAGTCTTTTGACCAACGCGCTCCAACTTTCAATAATTCAGCATCAATGAAAGCGGTTTTATTAGGATTAACGTTAACTACAGAATATACCCAGTTGTTTCCTGCTTGGTAAGGTTCTGTTTGTACACGTACTTGAGTTTGTCCATCGTCACCAACCAATACATCTGTAACTTCGAAAAATTTCTCGGTAAAGATCAATGTTATAGGCAAACCTCCATATCCGGGTTGAGCACTGTTAGCACTTGGAGAATCTTCTCCGATTTCTATAGCTCTATCTGATTGTGAATGCAAATCCCATTCGTATTCACGGTCCGTAATATATACAGTATTTCCAATACCTCCAGTAAGCAAAGAAAGAACGTTATCCTCTTGAATACCAAACGCATAAGCTAGAACTGAACCCAATTTTTCAGGTTCTGTCAAGTAAGCATTTGCTAAGTGATTTGTTTCGTTCAAACCTGCAAAATTTCGTGATTGATAAATCTGCAACGGTGAAACTTTTGTTTTTGTTGACATAGTAATTAATATTTAAGTTTTAAATTTTTATATTAGACTATCCAATCTGGAAGATTAAGTCGTTCAGAAGTTTCCTTTCTACCAACAAAATCTCCTGCACTTGGAGAGGCATTTGAATCTTTATAATTAGATAATTTCTTTTTAAAATTTATAGTATGTTTAGTTCTTATTTCTTTTGATAATTGTTCTTTATCAAAACCGATCATTGCGAAATAAGCGTAAAGCATTCTATTTTCAAAAGTATCATCTTTTTTAAATTGAGTATTTCCTTCTTTATCTATGGGTTTTGTTATATAATCATATAATTTTTCGGCTTGTTTTTTATTTAATTTAAACCCAGCCACTTCCTCTAGATTAAGAACTTGATTTTTAAATTCTTCAGCTTCTTTTTTTTCTGTTTCTTCTTTTATTTTCTTTTCTTCTACCGCTTGTTTTTCTATAATCTGTTCTTGTTCTTTTTGCCAAGAAGATAATTTTTTTCTAGCAATATTAGCTTCTTTTTCAAGAAGTCCTGCTTTGGTAAGTACATCTATTTTTTCAGCAATCTCATCTTTTTCATAACCTTCCATCTTATAAAGGTCTTCTAAAAGATATATTTGATTCTGAGTAATAGGATTGCCTTCCGAATCATGTAAAGGAACAGAAGCAAAATCTACTTTATTTTGACTTTCAATATAATCATTTATAGAACCTCCGTTTTTAAGAATTTCAAGAATTTTCTTTCCTTCAGAATCAAAACTATTTTCATATTCTTCAATAGTTTTTGCCGCTGTTTTAACTTTGGTTTCTTCGATCATATCTTTTAATCCATCAAAAGATAAATCATACTCTTTTTCTTCATCTATGTAAAGAACGTCTTCTTCTGTAAGTTTTTCCATCAGTTCGTTTAAATCCGTAACTTCTGTTTTACTTTCAGGTGTTACCTCTGTAGAAACTTCTCTTTCTATTTCTACTTTAGGTTTACTGTCTTTAGGATCTACTTCTGTTGGTGCTGGAACTTCTTCCGCTTCAACTTCAGTTTCCTCTTTTTTAGGAGTTTTATTATCTCCTTCTGTTTTATATTTATTGAAATCTAATTCAAATAAATCTAAAAACGAACTTTCTTTTTTTTCTTCTTCTTCCATAACTGTTTCAAATATATATTAAATATTAATATAGTAAACTAATTTTGTGTACAACTCATAAAATTTATTATTACTTAGAGGGCTTTAAGTTAACATTTACCATCTTTGTATTCTTTTTCTACTCCTTTAGCGTAATATTCTGTAGCTAACTTTTTATCAGAAGCTTTTGGTTTATTACTATGCATCTTTATTTGTTTGCCTTTTCCGTCCTTATATTTCTTCATCATATCAGAACCGCTCATATATTTTTCCATATGTTTACAATGAGCACATTCTTTATTTCCTTTTCCATTTCTTAATAGTGCTGTAGGTTGAGCTTCAGGAGTACTTTTAATAACATCTTTTCCACTTCCTTCTACTCCATTACTTATGAAGGAATTTCCTATAGAAGATAAATTATTCATTATACCTGCGTATTTAGCCGTTTCTTTATCTTCTCCGGGATTAGCTGCACTATATAATCCTAATAATCCTGTGCCCATATTCAAGGCTCCTTGAGCCGTCTTAAGCGATTTACCTATTGATGCCATATTGTTTCATATATTCTTTAAACGATTTATTCTCTTTTTTATAATTTACATAATTGTCAATCTCTTCCAAAATATCTCTATCCTCAAATCTTCCATTTCTAAATTTAGGAATAGTGTTATTATTTTTTGGATCGTCAGGATTCAAAGTTGGATTATAATTAAATTCTGCTCCTATAGTAATACTTCCTGTTTTAGGATCTATCGGATTTTTCCATACATCTTCGTTATTAATCTTATTCATTAGTTTTGAAGATGCTTGTGAAGGAGAGAATGTAAAATCATCTCCCGATTTTCCGAAACTATATCGTTTTTCAGTATTTAATTTATATCTATCCATTACTTTTTATGATTTTTAAAATTTTCAGAATAATTCTCAAATGGTGTATAAATTGACCCATCTTTACCATCCTGATATTTCTTTGATCCTGTATGTTTAAAGTGTTTAGCATTAATTGCAAATATAGCCTTTTTACGCATAGCCGGAGAATAATTTTCAGGATTTGCTTTTACTTTATGTGCAAATCCTTGTACAGATTGCCCATGCTTTTTAGCCGCAGAGGTAAATGTTCCTCTTTTCGAAGGTTTGATGTAAATACTCATCTTTTTATTATTTTATTTTTTAAATAGTCTTGCATGGCAGATTGAAATATATTTTCTCCCATTGGTTTTTTATATCCTACTGATGTAAAATAATCAGCAAAATCATTATCTGTACCTAAATCTATTACTTCTTTATTTTCGAAAGCATATTTTACAGCATTTTTTGGGTCATAAATTAATTTATTATTACCGGGATTAAATATTTGTGGATAGGCATATAATTTTCCACCATCAGAAGAAGAATATGCCATTTTATGAGTACCATAATTACCTCCTCCAAAATAATATTTAGGAATACCTCCATTTTGAGGATTTATTCTTTTTACAAATTCTAAATTAGAATATTTTTTTAATAAATCATCTGAACGTTTTTGATACCCTGTAGTATCGACAATATGTGTAATATATTTAGGCATAATAATTTTTTTTACTTTTCTCCACTTACTTTGTTACGTAAAGAAGTTGCGGCTTTTAATTTTTCTATTCTTTCTTTAGATGCAATTTCTTTATTCTTTAATTCTTTTTCTTGTGCCAGACGTTTTTCATCTAATCCTACTTTTCGTTGTTCTAATGAATGTTTATTTTCTTCATTTCGTTGTTTATTAGTAGCCTCCATTTCTTTAAGAACTTGACTTCCATAATTTATAGCATCAGTCATTTGATTTCCTTGAATATCTTGGTCAAATCCCATACCTTTTATAACAGCTTCATGAATTCTAGCTTCTCTGTCTAATTCTTTTTGCTCAGCTTCAAATTCTCTTTCTTTTTGTTTTTCTTGTGCTGCTGCCTGTATTTGTTCAGACTGCATTTGTTTTTGAGCTTCTAATTGTTGTTGATCTCTTTGATTTTTTTCATTTTCAGAAGTCTTAATTAATCTTGACAACTCTGTAGTAGATTTTGCTTTGAACATATCTACAATGTTGGAGAATGTTGCTACACCTGAAGCCATAGCTTGTTGAGCTAATGCTTCTAATTTATTAAATATTTTATGCTCATTTGTAGAATTAGTAACATATACTGCATAATCAGAATCACAGAATTTATCCATATCTATTTCAGCATAAATTCTTTGAAAATCATTTGCTATGTAGTTTATTTTCTTCAATTTTGGATAGGCTAATTTTGCACATTCCAAAAGATGAGTAAGTACATTTTTCTTAATTTCATTATGTATATAAAACCAAGGTTCTGTAATATTTGTAGAATTTACAATGGCAGCTTGTGTAGCTGTTGCTGTTTCAGATTGGTGTATAGTACCTTCTCTTTGAGGAGTTATTCCTACTATTTTATCTACAAGTTGTTCTATTTTTGTAAGTATGCTTATATACTGACCTACCGCTTGAGATAGCCCCATATCAATATTTGAGAATTGATTAAAATTAGAGACTTGTCCTTGAAATTTACCTGTTCCTTCTTCAAATGAATTTATTAAAGCTAATCCAATATTATCAAAGAAATACATCCATTTTTCTAAATCAATACCTTGACTTTTTGGAATCTGGGCAATATCCATTACCATCTTTTTACCTTTAGCTTTAGCTAATTCATTTTCAAGCCTATACCATACAATATTGTATAAGTATTGATGAGGTTTAATTAGATCTACTAAAGAGGTTTGTTTTGTATTTGTAGAATTATATATTCTTCCAATATAAGGTAATTTAACAGAATAAGGATCATCCATAGAACGTACTTGATTAGGTACAGGTTCTATATTAGCATAAAAATCAGTACCTACCTTTGTACCATGCCATACTTCAGGAATCCATCTCCATTCAAGAGTATACCCCGAAGCTTTCATTTCCGGAGTTAATTTGAAAGTCTCATCTACTATGCCTTCTTGTTCTTCTCCCAATTCATCTATAAAGGATAAAAATCCTATTTTTTTCATAGACTTCCAACATACATGAGTAACTAAATAGTGGTTACTATTAAATCTACTCGTCCTATTAAATCCTGATTCATATTTATTTATATCTGTTTGGGAATATGCATATCCGGGGAACATTTGATTAGAAGAAAAGTTTGAACCAAATTGTCCATTGTCTAATTTTTCTACCTGTTCGTCTGTTAAAAATTCTCCAAATTCATCTAAAATTTGTCCTTTAGTTAACCATCTATCTTCTCTGAACCAGTCTCCATCCTCAATATTTGGATTATTTGGATTTCTATTAAATTCACAATATAAAGGATTACAAGCTCTTAATACTGGTTTTTTATTTACTATTCCTACATAATAATATTCTTCAGCTACAATTAATCCATGTTCCCATCCTTCATTGAATCTAAATGGAACATTAAGACTATAAATCAAATCTTGAAGTATTATATTGCCCCATTCTTCTCTTTCATCTTGCACCGAATAGCTTGAGTATTTATCTACATCTGGAAAAGTTATAGGAGGTAATTGTTGTCCTGTATTAGGATCTACTTGAGGTTCTAATGAAATTCCTAGTTCTTGTGCTAATTTAGCATAAACTAATTGTTTGGTCATTTCATTTTTCTTCTTGTCCTTCTCTGTAAGAATTTCTCCATTTATACCTATTACGTTAAAATCAAATGGGCGATTTAATTCTTCTCCTTTTAAAGTATTTATTTTATTAACGATAATGTTAATATCTCTAAGTTTTGCGGGAGTATTTTGAATATTCTTGTCTTTTATTCCATAAGGATTTAATACATAATTAAAATCATTTTGATTTATTATTGAATTAACAATATCGTATTTAATCTGTTTCTCTTGAGTAGTAGTTCTTCCGTTAGGATTACGCATATTACCCATAGAACATATTGCATCAACACATTGTTCTTTCCATTGTTGATCTTTTTCCTTCTCCGATATTTTCTGTGGAGGAAGGGTACTAAATACCATACTTTTAAAATCCATATTTCAAACTAATTAAAAAATCCACCAGTTATAGCTCGCTTTAAAAAAGCATCTTCTATTATTTTATTTTCTTGAATACTTGACACTTTCATATTATAATTAGATAACCTATTGCAAATCACTAACATATATGCTATTACACGGTCGAAGTTCCCAATCCTATTGTAATTAATGAGTTCTTCTAAAAGAGGAATTGAATATATCTTATGGAGGTTTAATTTTCCATTACCAGCATCTTGTAGTAGCCAGTCTCTAGTATATATCTCTAATTCATCTTTTATACCTTCTGTCATATGTATCCCAAAAGTCCTTTCTACCTTTGAGCCTTCTGTGGCTTTTAATATACTTGGAGTTTTAGCTAACAAATATAAAGAATGTTTATGAGAAAAATGCATTTTTAAAGAATTTCTTTCATTCTCATATAAATCAATAGCATTATAGTACATTAATAACTTTCTTACATTTTCATGATGCTCCTCCGCTGTCCTAGGTCTAGCTGTATATTCTGCTACCGGTATTTCACATAAGCCGTTGGCATCTAAGAAAGTTTTATAAATAAACGTAGATCCTAAAGAAGAGGTTGTAGACTGATCTTGGTCATAAGGGTCAGAACCGGCTAAATATAATCCACTAGGTACTACCCCATTTACATATTGAGGATGTTCCCATATTTGGATACATCCTTGAGTATCTTCGGTCTTTTTCATTCTATAACCACAAGGAGTAAGATTATTTTTAACATCAGGTCTCCATTCTAATTTGGCATACTCTCCTCCTTCATTTTGTATAAATACTAACTCCCCGCATTGTCCTTTTACAAAAGCATCTTGCTGCATAGATTTTAACCATTGTAAATGTTCTTTTAATTCTCCTATAGGAAATATATTAGCATTTAACATTAGGAATGCTTCACTAGGAAGTCTAGGGTTATTTTGCATTTCATTATATAAAGGTCTTTTTGACTTGCCTTTAACGAGTTGTTCTCTACGTATATCTACATATTTCGTAGCTTTTACCAAATCGGTATTTCCTTCTTCGTCTTTAAATTCATTTAAACCTAGTTCATAAGGTACAAAGAATCCTATACTTCCAGTCTCTTCCCATATATCGTCGAAACACAAACAATCGTATTCAGCAGGATTATTAAATACTTCTTTAGCTGCTTCAGAGGCTCCTGATTCCATTTGTCCACCAGTTCCAAAACAATAAATAGTACCAAATTTGAATGGTCCATTATAAGTAATATCTTTTAATGCTCCTAAAGAATCTATAAGATTTCCCATAAACCCTACCTCTTCAAGACAAGTTACTGAGGTACTAATACCATTACCTGCTTGAGGATTATCATTAAATGTTCTATGATAGATTTTTGAACCTGACCCTATTCTTTGCCACTTACCTCCTATTTGTTTGTCTATTTTAGCTTCTATGAAGTTCCTTCCGGATACCCAAGATCCCATAAATGACTTAGATAACGGAGATGGATAAAATGTGCCTTGAAATGTCTGAGATCCTGCCAAATTATCCATAGATATTTGAGTCTTATTTAAAAGACCTAAAGAATATCTTGAATCTATAGCCCCTACTAATGTTTCAGTATTGAACGGATTTCCTGAAGATAATGCTTGTAAATACGCATCATAGTCATAACTCCCATCCATAAGAAAGTTATGTAATATAATTCCATTAGCAGCCCAAAATGACTTGCCCGAGCGTCGACATTCGATGTCTATAACATTGTGAGCATCAGACTGATACAAAGGTTTACCTAAATTTTTACTATGTATTTTTCTCAAATATGGTCTAGGATTTACATATGTTTTCAGTGTTCCATCGGATTTATAACATTCTTTAGGTAACTTATACAGTTCTGCTAGTTCTGGATTTTTATTAATCTTATCTACAAGACTATGACAAGTATATTCTTCATCTTCTGCAAATCCTGAAAAACCTCTAGCTTCTGCAAATACATATGCCTTTTCCCATTCCAAATCTCTAAGAAAGGGTCTAGCAACTCTGGCAGTTTTAGATTCTGCACTTTCTTTTAGTTCAATTTTACAAAAATTAACGTAGAAATAAAGATTTCCCGGCATCCATTTACCTTCAAACCAATATCCTTCAATACATCTTCTTTTTAAATCTTTCCAATAACTCTTAAAGGAAATACTTAGAGGATTTAAAGTGATAATATCATGAATAAAATGTTTATTGGATACAAATTTTTCATGTTTATGTTCATCTTTGTATTCTATTTCATTATTCTTTTTGCTTATTTTTTTCTCTTTCATCTCTAAGTCTCCTAAGTCTTGCTGTTCTTTCTTGTATTAATTTTCTTCTATTTGGTTTTACACTAAATAATCCTATGTATTGAAGTCTTATTTGAGCATCTTCTCCTTTTTGAATAATGTATTTGCAAAAATCAAACTGAGATTCACATACTTTTCGTACAACATCTATATCCAAATCGTATTTATCTGCTATTTTTTTATATTTACGTATATGATTCAGCATATTATATTTCGTTAGAATCCGTCATTGAAATTTGTCCTCCTCCTTTAGTTCTTCCTTCTCCTTCCAAATCTTCTTTTTCTACTAACTTTAAAGCTGCATCATATAGGTCATATACCTTTTTAGAATCTGCTAACATCTTATCAATTATAGAAGCTGTATTTCCTATCCATCCTCCTCTTTCAGTAGGCTCTCCGATAGTATATGGAGTATTACTTAAGAATTTAGCTCTTTCTTCAATTTTACTTTCAATATCTCTTAAAGCTCTTCTTGCTGTAGTATCTTGAAGTTTTATATAAAATAATTTCAAATTATCTACTTCTGCTTTATTGTTAATGTAATAATTCTTATCTCCATAAAAATCAGTAAATATTAAATTTATTTTACTATCTACTCCTTCTTCCGGAAGATTGAAAAATTTAGAATTCCTATCCCATATTAAAGCTATACACCACATCAATTTAGAAGACTTTATTTTTCCTTTGCTTGTGTCTTTTTGATAAAGACTCTTTATAGGATCTACTGCTGCTAATTGAATATGTTCTCCCCAGAAATTAGTTTCCGGACTAAAGGTTTCGATTATTCGCATATTTCAAATTTATATATTATTTTGTTTTTAATCAAACATTTCAGTCTTAACCATATATAAATACTATAATTTTTCCAAGTCAACCTAGAAGGTTCTATTACTATTTTACAACCTTTCCGTTTGGTTTTTGGTACGTACTTTATTTTACAAAACATAATATTAAGTTTTGTAGTTCTTAAAATATCATTTAGCGTAATTATAATTTCTTTCTCTTCTTTTTTCATATTACCATTTTCCTTTAGGACATTTACAATCTTCTTCTGTACAATATACTTTTAAATCTACAAAACAACCACATCCTCCTTTTTTAAGAGAGCATCGTTTTTTATTTTTAGTTATGATGGCACAATTATGACAAATCTTCAACCTTCTTTGTGCTTCCATTTCTAAGTTTTCTGGCAGCTTCTTTACCGAACTCAACGTTTTGTTTATGGACGCGTTCACTATCTTTTTCAAAATCATATCCTAAATCGTTTAATATTTTTAATAAAACTCCATATCTAGTAGCCCAAGCTTGCATTACAAAAATATTCTTTTTTTGCTTTTCTTCATCTTGTTCTCCTACTTCTATTTTAGGTTTATTATTTACGTGATTCTTAAAGAGTTTTGAGAAATGTCTAATTCTACTTCTTCTTTCAGTCCTAGACATTTTAATTTCTACTTCCTCTTTTTCTATTTTTTCTTCCATTTTAATATTGTTTTATGAATTTAAAAGTAATTTCATCTTGAGGAATTAATACAGGGTTTAATATAAGTTCTCCTTCTTTTTCAAGTACTGCTTTTTTCTCTATTATTTTATTTCTATAGTTATTCCAGTTTTGTTTAGATATATCTAATACTGTTTTTACATGTTGAATGTTTTTATTTGAAAATGTAAACTCACTTAGAGTAGGTTCCTTAACTCCATCTTCAGCATACTTTAAATAAATCAACACAAACTCTTTTACTATATCAAATTCTTTATCTGTAAGCTTTAAACCCCCATTAAATATTTCTAGGTAGTTTTTAACCAGATTTTCTTTTGATTGTATTTTTGCTGTTAATATTGGCATTGCTCATAATTTTTTAATTTGTTTCTACTTCAAGATAATACATATTTGTTCCGAATATTATTCTATGATCTTTATATACTCCTCTATTCCTAAAGAAGTTTATAATTGTCCCTAAATATTTCATTAGGTTATCTATTCTACTAAATTCGTGTAATATAATCATCTATTAAAAACTTTAATTCTATTGTAGTAGATTTACTATTTAATATCTCTTTTCTTTCTTCTTTTTCTCCTCTAAATAATTTTTCCAAAAACAATTCGTATCTTCCTCCATCGCCTTCTATAATTCCGGACTGTTTTAATCTTGATAAAGAATTGGAAAAGTTTTGAGAACTATATTTGAGTTTAGTTTCTATTTCTTTCCTTGTATTGGAAGATAATAAAACAATACCTTCTGAGTTAGACTTTGTACAAAGAATTGCTAAAATCAAAACATCAGAAGGTCTTATTAAAAACGATATCGAATTTAAAGTTGAAAAAAGAGATACATAGAATTCTTCACTAGTATTACTAGGAACTTCAATTTCTATTTTATCTCTCTTACTCATATTATACTACTTTAACTAAAATATCTGATTCTCTAATAGCCCAAAACATTTTTGGAAATTTATCCTCTCCGAAAGTCTTGTATAATGTTTGTAGTCTTACATGTGAAGCTACTATAATAGAATCTCCAACCCCTACAAATGTTACTCCTTCTCCTATCGCAGCAACTTTCAATTCTCCGTTTACGCTTTGTTTTGCTCTTTCTTCAACTGTATTTTTCCATACTTCTTCCTTTAATATTTGAACACTTCCGTCAGGATACACTGAATCTGGCACACTTAAAATAATCATTCCGTTAAAAGGAATATAACCGATTTCATTTTCGAATTCTTTCATCTTTTATCTATTTAATTATAATTTAAAATCTCCTGAATAAGAAACTATTCCTAAAGTTCCTTTAAATTTTTCTTCTACTTCTATTGCACTTAATTGTTTAAGTGAAGAGAATACTATATTTTGAGTATCTATAAGTCTAGGTATACCTTCAAAATATATTTCTCTTGGTTTATCTACAGGTTTATCTAAAATAACCCAGTATAAAAATGGCTTAATTACTTTTTCCATAATATTATTAGTTTAAAACTATTTGCCAATCTTCAGATAACATATCTGTTTGCGATGCTAACCATGGCACACGATTTTTGGGGGCTTTAGTATTTTGAGTATCCAAACCCGTTGTATCAATAAAAATGTAAGGATGAGTCATCTTTGAATTTTCATCGGGGATTTGTAATTCAATAAAAATACCTTTACCATTCCAGCCCTCACGAGCCACTTTTTTGCCTGTTTTTAAGGCTTCTATCGCTTGTCCAAAATTCATAATTTTATAATTTTATTGTTAATTAATGTATTTACTAATATTTCATTGTGAGTTTGAAATTCTGAATGGTCCATTATAAAGATATAAGAATTGTTTTCGGACTTAAATAATCTATGTCCAAGCATTACATGAATTATTTCACTTATTTCATGAATTAACATCTCAATAGATTGTCTTTGTTCGTATACTCCTAATTTTATAATTTGTTCATCATAATTATATTCTGCCCCTCTTATATTTTTTGAAATAAGAACTTTAAATTCTTTTCCACAAATATTTAATTTTTTAGAAGTATTCATAGTATTATTCTCCTATATATCTAAAATCTATGTTCTTAAATCCACTTTCAATTACCAGCCTATTTCTTAACTGTTCTAATTCTTTCTTTGTTTTTAATTCTATATTAACTTCTTCTGAAGTATATTTTCTATTTCCTATATGTTTCACATCAGGATTATTACAATCTTCAGAATGATTATAGATTATTTTACTAATTGTTATCATATAACTTAAATATTAATTACTTGTCAAATATACATATAAAAATAATACATTACACTTTTAAAGTGTACTTTTTACAAAATAAAATGTAATTTTTACACTTTAGAAATGTAATGCATTATCTAAGTTATTGATTATTAAAGAGTAATTTAAAATACTATATGGTTTACTTCAGTACAATTTAATTTATAAGTAGAGAATTTTGTCATTTTAAATTTCATTTTTACTATTCCACTTACTCTATTTCCTTTATTAGTTTCATAATGAAAACCATTTCTTGGTCCTTGAGATTCTTGTTTAGCTGCTATATTTTGAATATACCATTTATTGATCATATTTACTGTCTTATTACTTGTACATACTTCTTCATGTAATACAGGATGAATAAATCCGTTATGAATATGTTCGGTAATCCAAATATCTGCAGAAGGAGCCTCAGCTTTAGAAATATCTATACCAAGACTACCTTTACTTCTTGTTCCTCCAGAATAAGGGGAATGGGAGAAATGAATTAATTGAGTGCGACGATTTGGTTCTTTTCCTCCAGTAATAAGAATGTACCCAGTATAGTCAGATATAGGAACGTCTACTCCACATATTAAGGAAAGTAAATCTATATTATGGTGTTTAATTATAGAATTGTCATGATTCCCCCTATTCCAAGAAATAATTCTATCTTTAAAAGGTTCTACTATTTCTTTTTTAACTGTATTTATAACTCTATTTGCATAATCTGTTTCATTATATTTAGGAAGAACATCAGATTTAGAGCCTCTTTTATCATTTACAAATTGCATAACATCTATAGAATCTCCTCCTATTACTATGTATGTTTTGGGATTATCTATTAAATATTTCTTTACTTTGTCCCATACTGAATACTTACTATCAAAATGTAAGTCGCTGATCCATACTATTTCAAATTCATCTTGATTTATTTTAGCTTCTAAAATACCGGAAGGATGTTTAATTAATTCCATAAAGTTAATTATTGGTGAGTATCAATACGTTTATTGTTGAGTGTTACTATGTAAATATATAAAATGTTTTATTACAAATGGTTAAGGAATTAGGGGATATTTTTTAATTTTTTAAAATTTTATTTTTTATTTTTTTTTGGTTTTTAAAATTTTGTTAGTGGATGAATGTGGGGGAGTCCTACAATTAACCTCCCCCTAAGACTTGGGAGTGAATGGGTACTCCTTATGTTTAATCTTAAAATTTAAAGTTATGGCAAAAGTTGTAAAGGTAACCGAAACCTCGAACGGTAATGATTTAGTTCGCTTCGCTCACGAAATTGTAAAGACCATTGCAGGTAAAGACTTCTCATCTTCAGTGGTATTTTATATGTTCTGCAATAAAGGAGACTTCGAAGTAAATGATGAGTTCGAAGCATTTGACGAACTATTAAAGGCTTGTGATATAACCAAACGTCCGTATACTCATGATAATGGAGAAACTACGATAACAAATTGGTTAACACTTAAAATGTAAGGATTGAGGGCGAAAGCTCTCTTTCTTTTAATCAAGTATCAACACTATTAGCATACTTTAGAAATGTATCACTATTACCATACTTTAATTGTTAATAACTTGTTGATAAGTTGTTAATATGAGGTATAAAACCTGTTGATAACTTTCTAAAAATTGTTAATAACTTTTTATAATCATGGAAAAGTACCAAAAATGTAATTGTGTAAGTAGTTGATAATGAGGGAGTCTCCCTCCAACCACATTTTCCTTCGATAATCAAATCATCTAAAAACACCATTGTCACTTTAATTATAGCCTTTAGTTAAACAACACATCTTATATATTAACCTCTAATCTTTAATCAAATGTTAGTATTTACAATAATAATCACAGCAATAGTATTCATAATACTATTCGTAGGATTCGCAATATTTGGAACTGTTGATGATCCTGAACAACTAAAACATACTAAAATAAAACCATATACTATTGCATTAAGAGCATTTTACATCTCAATAGTAATAATATCAGTAGGTTACGGATTCCTTCTAGGGACTATATATAATTAGATATATTTTGCTCCCCATAGAAAAAATACTTAATTTAATGTAATTGCTAATTACTTTAGAGCTGTATGCTTGTGAATTGTATATCCAACGGGAGTATTGAAGTATTAAGAATTGGGACTGATTCAGAAGACTTAATTTACCTGATCCAAATATCCTCAATACTAATTAGCGAGATATAAGTTTTAGTTTAGTCATAAAACCAGAAAATCCTGAGAATATATTTACCACAATAGACTTCTCAGGATTTTAGTATTCCAATTAAGGAATTAATATCTTTATTCTATTGTGGTGATACAAAGTTAAAATAAATTATTAAATAAACAATACTAAACTAAAATATTTATGAATCTAAAGGAAATAATTAATAGAGATTTCTCAGAAACAATAACTCAAGAAGAATGTTTATTTGTGCTACATGAGTATATTAAAGTAAGAAAAAATATTGAAGTTAATCCAATAATTGATATAATTTCAATAAAAGGACAATTAACAATATTACCTCAAATACAAAAAATGATAGAATTGACTAATGCTGCAATTATATGGTACAAGAATAATCCAGATAAAATAAGTAATTAAAAACATAAAAACAGCATATGGATACAAATGGAAATTACATACAAAATCAGTTCTGTAGTTACGAAATTGCATTAAAACTTAAAGAACTTGGTTTTGAAGAAAGATGTCTTGGATTGGTTTGTGATGACGGTTCAATTATAATACATCAAGCAAATAAGCACGATCAGTTTTATAATCAAACTTGCTTAGCTCCATTATGGCAACAAGTAATCGACTGGTTTAGAGAAAAACACAAATATAGTGTAAGTATCCACGTAGATGAAAATAATTCAACTCCTTCAGATATAAAATATTGGTATTGTATTGATTCCTTCTTTGAAGTTCCAAACAATAAAATAGTTAGAGAAGGAATTGAAGAAGTGGATAATTTTAGTTCCTTTGAAGAGGCTCGTGAACAAGCCATTTTAAAAGCTATTAAACTAATAAAGAAATAAAAATTAAAGGACTCACACTGATTCTTAAACAATAATACAGGTAGGTTAAAAGTTCGGAAACTTTTAATTCAAAGTTCAAATCTTTGTTATTATAATCACTAATCAGAAAGTGATGCGTTTAAGATAGGATATTTGTATTAAGTAAAGAGCCGGGCAAACCTTATGCAATAGAGCATAAGTAAGGTGATGAACGTATTTAATATTTAATTTTACAATCTGAAGTAATGTGAGTTCTTTTTAAAGATATTTAAAGGTTGTGGAAGATAGACACACCGTACATGGGGTACGGCGAGGATAGGCGTGTATTTATAAGCAATTAGTAAAAAGTAAAATATATCCTTGAGAAAGATATATGTAAATGAGTAGCTATCTATTTATCGAATGAAAATATATTGCTCAACAATATAAGTAATTACAATAGATATAAATTAAGTCCCTCTTGAGAGTATCGAATCTCTCCCTTTAATGTTATTAAAACAAACCGCTCTGAACCTCGATAGCGGTATATAAATTAGATATACAATGTAAGTTGTATTGTATTGCAACCTTGAGAAAGTTGTCAGAATAAGGTCATTAATCAGTGATGACACAATACAAAGGAGATTCTCAGCAAGATGATCAAGACGATACGTGGTTGCGTTATCCATTGGAAAATATTAATCATCGTGACCGTAATGAGTAATGTCAACGGTGCTAAATAATTCAATTAATTATTAATTTTTATAAAATTAATTATGTACAATGAAAGTATTTTGTCAAATAATGACGAAGAAAATCCAAAAAATCTCATAGTATTTATTGCTATAGTTATAATATTCCTTTTATTATTAACAATAATAGTAAAATTGAATAATAAAATAAGAGCAAATACAAATGAGAAACAAATAGAACATTATCAAGATAGTGTTTTAGAAACTGATACAGTAACCTTTTAAATTTAATCAATATGGCTAATACAAAAACTTCTCCGAAGATTAACAGAGCTAAAAGTTCTGACGTAAAAAGAATTAAAAAATACTGTAAAATGTATGAAGAATTCCTAAAAACTGAAAAGGAATTTAATTATGCATTAAATTAAAAATTAATACCTCTTCTTAGATTTATGGTGTTTTCTCTAGTTCCTGCCAAATTATTAAAGAATTATATTATAAATTGGTTTAGAAGAGGTATTTTAATGGCTTGTTCGTCTAAATTGGATAGGACAATGACTTTTCAAGTCAGAGATATGGGGTCGTAACCTGTACAAGCTACTCTTTAACTGCCATATTAAAGATTAAACTACCCATTAACCGACTATAAATCGAAAGAAATATAGTCGGTTTTATTTTTAAGTAAACAATTAACATTTATATAAACATTTAAAAATCAATTATTATGACAACAGTAGATTCATTAAGTGCAGGTCAAGTATTATTGACAAACTTAAAAGCAGTAAACGGAGGCAAAATCCAAATGGAAATTGCAGAAATTGTTAACGAACGCCCTATTAGTGCAGCATCTTTATTCAATATCGGAGATGATAGATTTTCTCAACAAAAAGCTCGTAGAGCTTGGCAAGCAGGGGAACCTTCTCAAATTGCAAAACTATTAGGTATTGATGAAGCAAAGCTTTCAGCTTTGAAAGTTGGAGAATCCTTAGAATTAAACCAACTAAACCCTGCAATAGTTGTAGGAACTCAAAAGTATTTATTAAAAGTACGCATTAAAGAAACCACCGTTCCTACAGAATGGCAGGCTGAAAATTTAGAAAAAGCTGCTAAAAGAAAAGGAAAAGATGGAGCATTTATTACCAATAATGGAAATCATATCTTTTCTAATTGTGAAGTAGCTCTTGTAAAAGAAGGTGAAGTTGTTGAACACATTATCTTAAAAGCTGATGCAGTTGAAGAAACTATATCAGAAACTATGGGTAAATTACAACTTGCTTAAAAACAAAATCAATAGGATAGAGTAAAATCTGTCCTATTTTATGGCTCATTCGTCTAAAAAGAAATAAATAAATACGAGACTATACTCATTCCGTAAACCTAGTAGATTATTTAATCGAACGTTAGTTAAGCGGTTAGTTATCAGGGCTTATGGATTGTTTATTTGGATAGGACAGAAGGTTTTCATCCTTTTAATATACGTTCGAATCGTATATGAGCTACTCACTTTATGTTTAATTAATAAAAATTAAAAATTATGACAAAATTAAAAAACTTATTAGATTACCACGGACAACCGTTCAGGTGCAAAATTGATGGAACTCAATGTGAAGGAAGGATAACTGTAGAAGATGAAAGTGTATTTTTATGTCAAGATGAAATGGACGGATATGATTGTGAAGATAAACAAGGATTCTTATATAGTTGGCATATCACAGAAAGTCAAAAAGATATACTAGACAATAAATCAAATCACAAAGCTGTAACAGAATTTGTTCTTTTAGATTCTCATAACGAACATGCTCGTTTAGCTAATATTCAAGATTTAGTGCCCGGTAATATTATACAATATAGACACTTTGAACCACGAAAAATTCTTGAAGTATCAGATGGAATTGTAAAATATGAAAGAGTAACCACAGGAAAAAGACATGAATTTACAATAGAAGAATTTAAAGAAAATCCTTGGGCTTATATATTTATATCTTCAAACAGTAATAGTTCTTATTCAGAACGGGTTTCTTCGCCGAGTATTACTGATGCTCCTATTTTAAACACAACATCTTATGATGAAGATTCTATACTAGATTTTGTAAAAAGAAATACTATAGGAGGGACAGATTTATTTCCTATTTTAAATAGATAATAATATGAATGCTGAGACAATAAAACATATAGAAAAAGACATCAATTATTTACAAGGATTGCCTTTTGAAGCTGTTATTAGAGAAACTCTTGTAAAAGGGCATATTTCAGTAGAAGATACAAGCGTATTTCTATGTCAAAATGAACAAAAAGGAAATGAATGTAAAAATAAACTTGGTTATATGTTTTCCTTTAAATTGCCTATTGCTAGTTTTATAAACGCGTTAGAAGGAGGAACTGTTTATGCAGGAGGATATGTAACAAATTTACAAGTTACTTTCAATTTGGAATTAAAACCAGAAGGAGGAGATTATATTGTATGTATATATGAATCAGAAACAAACATTCCAATAAATTATTGTTTTAAAACTCTACACGGTAATATTAATGAAAAAGGAATTATAAATAATATACTAGGAAATGCTTCAGGATTTGCTCCTTATAATCATACTAGATTTAGAAATGCTACAAAATTTGAATCTGAAATTTATGAAATAATAGGAAATTGTTATGATGTTACTAATATTTCTGATGAAGTATTACAAATTTATTATAGTAAGAAAAATGCTTTATTAGCTCAGTATTCAAAATTAAAAGAAGGAGAATGTTATTATATAGAATTTACACATCAAGATTCTATTAATAAAGGAGTAATAAAACTAGCTAGCAATATAAATTTATTGCAAAATAAACTAAATATTACGGAGCATACTACATATACTATTTCAGGATATCTTAGCAAATTCTCATTTTCTGATGATATTGAAAGTTTAATTTTAAGAAAAGCTAATAGTTTTGAAATAAGATGGTTAGAAGGAAAAGAAGACAGTTCCTATTATAATTGGTTAGACAATAAAAACTCTAAAGAGTTTATAGATGAAGAAAATAATGAAGCTCCGGAAAACCCATTACCTGTAGGTTACGTTAAAATCAAAGATTATAATTATTGCACTTCATCTAGTATAATAAATAAAGAAGTATTTTATCCTTTTACCAAAAATATAAACTGGGAAATATTATATAATAAAATAAATTCTCTTAAAATAATAAACTATTTTAAAAAGAACTATGTTTGTCAATATCAAGATATAATATTTTTAGTTTCGCCTGAACATTTAACATCTTATGATGAAAACAATATAATAATTGAAAATATATACAAGAATCGAGATAAATTACAAGGAAAATGGATAACGCTACCTTTGTTATCTAAAAATCATTATTTATTAGTACATAAAGTATTGAAAGATAATGGAAATAAAAATGTATATATAGCCTCTGTGTATTGTTTAGTAAATGGAGTATTAAAATTTACTGAACAAGTATTTGATAAAAATGAATTTTATAACATAAAAAGTTTAACTATTGTTAGTGAGGTTTTAATATCAAATATTTTAACAAACTTAGAAGAAACTACTATAGATTTTATTCGGGATTCTTCAGAAGAATATTTTATTTTTAGTTTACATGAAAATTCTCCTATAAATATTTCTTCGAAAAAAAATAATAGGATGTTTAAAAAAGAGGAATTAATAACACTAAATTCAACAGGAAATAAAATTTCAGAATTAGGTATTATTACTAATGATAAAATTTCAGAAATTCTTAGTAATAAAGTAAATAAAAAAATAAAAAATCTATTTACAATAAATGAAAATGAAATTTATAAATTTGACGGTTTTTATGGAGGTCATTTTATTTTTAAAAGCTCCACAAGCAACTCTATTAAAATAAAACCTATTTTTTTATCTGAGGATAAATTTTATATTAGCAACAAATTCCCTTCTAAAATAAAACTAAACATAAACAAAGAAGAATTTAATTATAATGATTATATTTTTT